ATGAGCCGTCGCGTCTTCGTGCCCCACGCCTATCAGGGGCTGATCATCGACCACCAGTCCGATGTCCCGCGCTCGAACGTCTGGGCCGGGATGGGGCTGGGGAAGACGGTCAGCACCCTGACGATGCTCGAATCGCTCTACTCGCTCGGCATCGAGACGCAGCCGACGCTGGTCTGCGCGCCGCTGCGCGTCGCTCAGTCGACGTGGCCGGACGAGTGCGAGAAGTGGGAGCACCTGTCCGGCATGGAAGTCGTGCCGATCCTGGGCGACGCAACCCGGCGCGCGATGCAGCTGCGCCGCGACGCGCCGGTGTTCTCGATCAACTATGAGAACTTGCCCTGGCTGATCGACTGGTTCAAGCATAACCCTCGGCCCTGGCCGTTCGGCATGATCGTGGCCGACGAATCGACGAAGCTGAAGTCGACGCGGATCTCCAACCAGCGCAGCAAGACCGGCAAGGAGTTTCTCCGCAAAGGCGCCGGCGGTAGCGTGCGCGGCGGTGCGCTCGCGCAGGTCGCGCATACGAAGGTGCGGCGCTGGACGAACCTGACCGGCACGCCCTCCCCGAACGGGCTGAAGGACCTCTGGGGGCAGCAGTGGTTCGTCGACGGCGGCACGCGGCTGGGGCGCTCCTACACGGCATTCGAATCGCGCTGGTTCCGGCCGATGAAGGGCGACCGCGGCTACCACGCTACGGAGCCGCTCGAGAACGCCCAGGAGCAGATCCAGGCCGCGCTGCGCGACTGCACGATCTCGCTGAACCCGGCCGACTGGTTCGACCTCGAGCAACCGATCGTGCGCTCGGTCTACATCGATCTGCCGGCGCGCGCGCGGCGCCTGTACCAGGACATGGAGCGCCGCATGTTCATGGAGATCGACGAGAACCCGATCGAAGCGATGAACGCCGCGGCTCGCACGCTGAAATGCCTGCAGCTGGCGAACGGCGCGGCCTATACCGACGAGAAAGGCAGCTGGACGGACGTTCACGACCAGAAGCTGCAGGCGCTCGAGGACATCGTCGAGGAAGCCGCCGGCATGCCCGTGCTCGTGGCCTACCACTTCAAATCCGACCTTGCCCGGCTGCAGCGCGCGTTCCCGCGCGGGCGCCAGCTCGACCAGAACCCGCAGACGCTGCGCGACTGGAACGCCGGGAAGATCCCAGTGATGTTCGCGCACCCGGCCAGTGCCGGCCACGGGCTGAACCTGCAGGACGGCGGCAACATTCTGGCCGTCTTCGGGCACTGGTGGAACCTCGAGGAATACCAGCAAATCATCGAGCGGATCGGACCGGTCAGGCAGCTGCAGGCCGGCCACAACCGCCCGATGTTCGTCTACCACATCATCGCGCGCGACACCGTCGACGAGGACGTGATGCTGCGCCGCGAAACGAAGCGGGAAGTGCAGGACATCCTGCTTGAGTCGATGAAACGGAGGAAAGTGAAATGAAGAAGATTGCCATTCTCGTTTTTGTCATTCTGCTCGAGGGCTGCTCGACGGTGCGTGATAGTTCGTCGGCTGTCGGTGTAGGCGGTGTTTGGAATACCGGCGATCACCAAGCCGTGGGCGGCCAAGGCGGTCGGGGCGCTGCGTCCGGCGGGGCGCGTGGCGGTCGGGGCGCTGCGTCCGGCGGTATGGGGCGAGGGCACGTCTGATGCGGCTCTATCGTACATCCGACGTCATCGCGTCGATCCGCCGCGCGTACGAAGCGTTCACGCATGTGCACGTGCATCGCGCGTACGTGAACGCGCGGCCGATCCTCGTGCGCACCGAAGCGCTGAAGGATCTGCCGATTTTCGCCTGGGCGGCGTGGCAGAAGGAAGCCGCGGCGCAGCTCGCGCGCTGGCGCGAGAACGGCGGCGTACTGCTGAACCGCGGCAAGGTGACGCCCGCCGTGGGACCGGCCGACGTGATGGTGTTTTTCGAATGCCCGCTCGAGCGCCGCTATCTCGAGCAGGCATCGGCCGGCATCACGGACCAGGTCGTCATCCCGGTGGCCCCCACGTGGCGCCAGCACGAGCTGTCGATCGACCTGCGCACACCGTCGGAGATGCAGCTGCGCGCGCTCTGGGCGCACTGTCAAGGCCGGCGCATGACCGACCAGGAACTGGCGGATCTCAGCGGCATACCGATGCAGCACGTGATGCTGATGCGCCGCGTGCTGTCACCGTACGAGGAATGGGACATTCGGCCGCGCCTGGCACCCGAATCCGCGGCGCTGCTGCCGGCGTGGGAGTGGGCCGCTAACGGGCTATCGGGCCGGGTGGCCTCGAAGCGGCAGGTGCGCGCCGCCGGCCACAAGACCGCGCTGCGCGAGATGAAGCGCCTCGGGCACATCGCGCTGACGAAGTACCTGACCTACCCGACAACGCCACCCGACTGGGTCACGCTCGCCGCCAAGCGCCGCAAGGCTATAGAAGATCTAGACCAGATTCGATCACTGGTTGAATCGCTTCCCGACCATCTTCAAGACGAATGACGGTCTGACGGATCTCACGAATGCGAGGCGCGTTGGCGTGGTAGAGCTGGTTCAGTTCGACCAGGGCGTGCTCGACTTCCCGATCGCCCGCCGCGCGCTGTTCACCGCCGCGCAGCGCGATCGCGGCCTGCAGCTTGACCTTCGCCATGGCCCCGCTGCCGCCGTGGTCCATGGTGGCCAGTTTGTGCAGCTCGTCCAGGCCGACCACCTTGTACGCGCGCGTGCGATCGGCCACGGCGGCCTCGAACTGCTCGGCGCTCATGCGCGAGTAGGCCGGGCCCACCTTGACTGTCTCGATCGCCGCGGCGAACTGCTGCAGCGCGCCCGACGCGCGAACGTACCGATCGAGCTCGATCGGCGTGCAGTCGAGCAGCGACGAGGCAAGGAACAGATCGCCGCGCGACTCCGTCAGTGCGTCGCGGATCGAATCCTCGCTGACCAGGCCGTCGCGCATGGAGCGTCGCGTCACTTCTTGCCCCGCTTCCGTTCAGGAAGGCCTTTCGTCGACTTGCCGTGCTGCGCGCTGACGTATTCCTTCCCGACCTTCTTCGGGATGCCGATCTTCGACCGGCCCTCGGCCACAGCGTGCATCGCGCGGTTCTGCGCTTTCGACTTCATCGGCATGGCCTTCTCTCCTGATAACGCCAAAATCACACGAGCACGCATACAGTGGGCGACCGCAAACTCCGCAGTCTATGCTCGGTCCCTTTCCGGTAAGCGCCCATAGCCCGCGGGAACGGTCTTTCATCATTTCAGTACCCCAATCCTTTCGCGTAACCCATCTGCTGCAGTTCGGGCAGCTGCTTCTTCAGCCGGCCGACACCGATGTCGGTGCGGTAGAACGGGCTGTTCGGGATCTTCACCTTCTTGATCGCGCTGTACGCCGACCGGCGCGCGCCCGTGATCGTCTCCCCGGTACCGGTGGCGATCAGCACGTAGTCTCCCGCCGTCACCGGGCCCGGCAGGTCGACGACCTTCCCGTTCACCTCGCGCGGCGCCGTGCCCATCATCACCTCGGAGAAATGCAGGTGCTCCATGTCCTCGGCGCCGTAGATCGGGATGCCGCACAGCTCCTTGTTCGTGATCTTCGAGTAGGGGAAGTCGGGCAAAGCCATCAGCACCGAGATGCACACCTCGTCCATACGGATCTTCAGCGTGTCGCGCCCATTCAGCTTGTCGACCATCCACTGCGCGGGATCGCCTTCGATCAGCGCGGTCAGGTTGTGCCGGATTGGCCAGCCGTCGCGCATCGTCCACTCGAGCGGATACGGCCCCTTGCCGTCGGTCGGAATCATGCAGTTCACGTCGACGTAGCCGACATATCCGATGCGCTTCAGATGCTCGGTGGCGGGCTTCAGCACCTCGTCGGCGAGCTTCGACTGCCGTACGACGCGCACCGTGGTGCCCATCTCGCCGGTGTTCACTCCCAGATCGCCGTTCATCAGCTTCTTGTTTTCCCAGTTCTCGACCCAGCCGCGCGACCACCCGTCGGCCCCGAAGAAGCCGCCCACTGCCATCTCGATCCCGCTGATCTTCTCCTGCAGGATGAAGCCGTCCTGGCGCGCCGCCGATCGATACTTGTCGATCTTCTTCCAGCGCCCGAGCATATACACCATGTCCGCCGCGCTATCGGCAACATACGACATCGCGCGCTCACCGTCGCCGGACGGCTTCGACACGAACGCCTTGCCCTCCTTCTTCACGTAGGCGATCGCGGACTCGTAATCGTGAAAGGTCTTGCCCGGGATGATCCGCATCCCGCAGTCTTCCATGACCTTCTGGCCGGCCTCGCGGTCGAGCTCCCACTCGACGGCCGCCAGGTTGCAGCCGTAGATCGGGTAGCCGATCCGACGGTACGGCTCGAGCATCTCGAGATAGCTGACGTTGTCGGGCGTATAGATCAGGTCAGCCCAGCCGAGCCACTTCTTGCGCAGCTCGTCGTAATCTCGGATCTTCGGCACAAACCCTTCGCCGGCGTGGCGGTCGGTACCGTCTGGTCGCGGCTTGTCGTACCAGAGCACCTGATGCCCCCATTCCTGGCAGCGCATCAGCCAGTCGAGGCAGTTCGAACCGACGTCGATCGCGAGGATTCTCATGGGGTAGGCGGTCGCTGGAGAAGTTGTTCGGTGATGGCGGGACCGGCGCGGTTATACAGATTTGCACCCACCCACGGCACGACCGCGGCGGCCGGGTTCACCCCGAGACCCGCGCCACCCAGCACGCCAGCCACGATGCCGCGCTCAGCAGTGTTCGATGTGCCCGGCTCGCGCAGGAATAGCGAACCGATGTCCGCGAGCTTGCCAAGTTCTCCGCCCTGGCCCATCGCCATCGCGCGCTTGCCGTATGCGTTCGACGTGACCGCGCCCATCAACGCCTTGGGGCTGATGTTGCCTCCGGGGGATTTCGCCACGAGCGGCTCGATCGTCTTTCCGATCGCGTACTGCCGGCGGGCCGCCGCGTAGCGCGCGGCCTCATCGGGCGAGAGCTGAGGCAGGAATGCGTCTTCGATTTCGCCCTGCAGGTCGCTCAGTGCGTGCCTCAGATCGCCGTTGGACGTGCTGCGGATGGTCGACTTCAGCTTCGTCAGGTACGGCCGCAGCTTCGCTCCGTCCAGCTGCCGCGCGGCGGACGTCGCTCCCCCACCGGTGAGCACCTGCCGGGGACCGGCGAGCGCCTCCAGATCGTCGATGTACCCCTGCACGACGCCCTGCACTTCCGGCAGCTGGTTGCCCTTCGCACGCTGAAGGCGATTCAGGAATGCGTTGTCGACCGGGATGCTGTGCGCAGCCGTGATCGCGTCGATCTCCGTCCCCGACTTCTTCATCGCGTTGGCGTACACCTGGCGCGTCAGCTTGTCGCCTTCGCCGCCGATCGCGCTGATCAGCCGCTGGTTGAACACGCGCTGGTTCGCACTCGACGTCTCGCCGGAGAACGGCACGTCGGACGTGAGCTGCCCGGCGATCCGACCGAATTTGTTCTCGTACATCTGGTCCGGACGAAAGCGGAAGCCCATCTGATGCGCTTCGCGAGCGAGCCGAAGCGTCTCCGGATCGACTTCCGGTAGCGCTCGAGCGGCGGCCCGCACGGCACCACGACCGACGGCATTCGCGCCGGCGCGCGCGGCACCGGCGGCGCCTTCTCCGGTCGCCAGCACGCCGCGCGGCACTTCCGGGATCCGCGCGATCATCGGGCCTTCCACGGGCAGCCCCGCGAGCTTGCTGGCGTCCATCATCTGGCCGAGTGCCTCGACGTCGGCCCGGCCGGCCTCGGTGCGGGGCTGGTATGTCAGCTTGTTAGCGAGCGACGCGCCAGCTTTCTCGCCTTCCTCGATGCCCTGCTGTGTCCCATACTTGCCGCTGGTGAGCGTCTTGCCGATGCCGTACGCGGCGCCTACGGGCGCTGCCAGCACGCCGGTTACAGCCGACAGACCGGCCTCGCCGAGCCCTACCGCGCTCTTTCCCAGGCCGAGCAGTCGATCGGCGATGGTATCGGCGTGCTGCGGCATCGTGCTCGGCGCCGGGCTATCGGGCGGCAAACGATCGAGAGGCGCGACGGGGCCGCGCGGCGCTGCGGCCGGTGCACCGCCGTACTTATCCCACGGCCCCGTCGCGGACGCCGCGGTGTCCTGCGCGTATTTCTCCCACGGGCCGGCCATTACATCTTCTCCCAGTTGCTTTGCTTCGACGGGTCGCCGCCTTTGAACCGGTATCCACCCTCAACCGTGCCGACGGCGGGGGCGCCCTCACCGCGGCCGGAAATGCGCGCTTTCTGCTGCGCCTGCACTTCGGTCGGCGCCTGGCGCGCCGCCGACATTTCCTTTTCCATCATCGACAGCACCGCATTGAGCTGCTCCGGTGTGCTCGCGGTGGACAGCAGCTCGCGCGCATGCTCTTTGTCGGACACCGTCGGCACGCCGGTCGGGCTGATCGCGCGCGCGTAGGCGTTCACCGACGTGTTCAGCGCGGTGCCGAGCGCAACGACACGCGGGTCGCCCGTGCCCGTTTGGGCCGCCTGCATCGCGCGGTTCACCCCCGGAAACTCGGTCCGCGGCAGCGCAGCCGATGCTTCGCGCACGAGCGGGAAAGTCTTCTGCGCTTCCGCGACGGCCATGCCGATGTTCGCCGCGCGCGTGGCGCCCGTCCGCGCCGCCGCCTTCTCGCCCTGGAAGCCGGCGTTCGCAGCCGCGATGTCCGCGCCGGTGCCGCCCGCTTCACGCTCCTGGCGCATCACTTCTCGGCGCAGTGCGATGATGTTCTTCGCGCCCTGCGCGCCGCGGCCGAGGTTCTGGTAGACCGACGTATCGCCCGCGCGCGCCTGTTCCGCCAGAAACTTCAGGTCTTCCGGCGAGAACTTAGCGTCGTCACCCATTCCCATCGCGATAGTCTGCCTGCGCAGGGCAATAGCTTCGGCGCGCAGCGCATTCGACTCCGCGCGCGCCTGCCGACGGTCTTCTCGATTCAGCGCGTTGTCCTCGGCACGTTGGCGCAGCGCGTCGTAGCGCTCCTGCAGCTGCGCGATTTGCAGCTGATGCTGGAACTGCTGTTGGATTGACGCGGCTTGCTGCTTCGCCTGCGAGTCGAGGATCGGGGTGAGCTGCTGCAGGCCCGCCATCAGGTCGGCACCTGACAGGCCCTGGTCCTTCAGCACCTTGATCGCGCTTTCGAGCGAGAGCGGCCCAGGCGCTTGCTGCATGGGGCCTGGAGAATTCGACGGGGGCGCGGGGATCTGCGGCGCAACGGCCTGCGCCGGCGAGCCCGTAGTGGGCAGTGGACGGAAGGGCTGGATACCGGCGGCCGGCATTCCCCCCTGCGTGCCGCCAGGCGGTAACGGCGGTCGATTCACCTGACCGGGCACAGGCCCGGAAGGCAGCGGCATGCCAGCGGTCTGCGCCGGCACGGATGGCTGGCCGGGGTTTGGCGCTTGCGGCGGGGGCGGCATTTGCGCGAACATCGAGGGCAATGCGTTGCCCGCCGCTTCAAGTGCGGCCTGCTGACGCTGGCGATCCTGCTGCTGTTGCTGAAACTGGGCGAGCTGGATCTGCGCTGCCTGGCGCTGCTGCGCCTGCTGCTGCAACGCCCCCATGTAGTCAATCCAGGTAGGCATGTCTCACCTCAAGCCGTCGTGAAGCCCCATGAGTTGCCGCCGCCCGAGTAATACGGACTGGACGTGAATGCGCCGCTGAAATCGCCGCCGCTGAACGATCCGCTAGCCGGATTGAAGAAGTTCGAAAACACGTTCTGCACACCGGACGAACCAAGCGCCGTCTGGACGCCGTTACCGACCGCGCCGCCCCACGCTGCTGCGTTGTTCTGGGAGTTCTGGTACGGCACCGCCTGAGCGCCCTGGCCGTAGTTCATGTATGGGATGATTTGCCCCATGATGCCCTCCGCAGGACCGTACACGTTCTGGTTCAGGTACGCACCGTAGGTGTTGCCGAGCTGCCCCGGTGTCGCGGCGATCGCTTGCGCGGTGGTGTACGGCGTCGAACCACCGGCCAACGTGTACTGGGGCGAGAGAGTGAGCGCGTTGGCGCCGGCCTGCCCGTATTGACCGCCGGTGCTCGCCGCGCCGGTATAGCCCTGCAGCCCCTGTAGCGCGCGCGACAGCTGATTGTTCTGCCAATCGATGTTGAAGTTCGACAGCGCCTGGTTCTGCACGCCGGCACCCGCCGCCGACGAACCGAGCCCGTACATCGAGTTCGTCGCGCCGGTCTGCTGCGTGAGCTGGTTCAGCGTACGGTCGTAGAGCGCGCTTTGAGGATCGAGGCCCATATCGAATACCTGCCGGCCAGCGCCCAGCAACTGCCGCTGCGTTGCGAGATCGAAATTCCCGAGATCCGCCAGCGCTGACCCGGCGTTCGCGTAACCCATGCCCGCGATGTTGGCCGCGTTCTGATAGCCAGGGGCATACTGGGTGTTGGCGGCGAGCCCACCGAACAGAGATTGCTGCCCGTACTGGCCGAGCGGGTTGTTCATGTACTGCCCGCTGAGACTCGACAGGAAGTTCTGCCATCCCGTATCGGCGCTACCGAGACCTGTCGGGATGTAATAGGATGGGCCGCCTCCTGAGGTGCCTCCGCCCCCGCCGCCCATGGCTCCTTGAACGAGGCCACCGGCAATCGAACCGCCGACGGCTGCAGCAACACCCCACGGCATGGTTCACCCCTTCATCAAGGTTTCCGGATCCGCCACGCTTTCGGCGTGGATACAGAGCCAGGTAAGATCGGTCAAGGCGGAGATGCGATGCGTACGCCCCGCCTTCACTTCGAGCATGCATGGCCCATGCAGCACGCTCAGTTCGCCATCGACGTCGAGCATCGCCGTTCCGTGCGCCAGATAGCTCAGGTGGTCGTAGTCGTGCACGTGCTTCTGCACTTCCTCACCCGCGCGCAGCGTCTGCTCACGCGCGTACACGCCGCCGGCCGAGAAGTGATGCTTGATCATTTCTCGCACCGAACCGACACGATCAGCGTAATCCGATCGTCGTCGCCTTCGTTGACCACTTCATGCTCCTTGGTATTGTCGAAGTACCAGACATCGCCCGGTGCCATCACGACCACCTCGTTCTCGACGCGGTTCCAGCACTTCGGATTCGTCTGCAGCGGCACATACAGCTTCGTGTTGTAGTGCCGTACGTGCCACGTGTCATCCGAATGCGGCAGGATGCGCTTACCGGCCGGAATCTTCGTGATAAGGACGCCGCCGAGGCGCGTGCCTTCAACTCGCGCCATCAGGCCGAACACGATCGGCCGGACCTGCGGCAGCGCATACCATTCCGGATAGAACACCGCGTCATGAGCGTCGTTGAACCCGGTGTAGTCGCCCGCAGCCTTGTACGGCTTCTCGTCGTTGTATCGCAGCCAGATGTCCGACACGTCGGCATGCGGGCTGCCTTCGCGATCCGTGCGGAAACCGTGCCGGTCCCACAACCCAGGCTGGCGCGCGATCGCAAGAAGCAGCGGCGCGGTGTCGATGTTGTGACCGATTTTCACGAGGTTGTTCACGCCGCCCCCTTGATGCGCTCCGCGACGTGCAGGCCACCGAGCCCGAGCATGCCGAGCGTGAGCGTCGACAACTCGGTCAGATCAAGCGGCGGCAAGTTCAGCGGATGCCCGACGATAGCGGCGCCCGCGTTGATCAGCGGTTGCATCACGAAATTCCACGCGTAGCCGGCCACGCACACCCAGCCCATGCCGCCGCGCCAGTGCTGCAGCGGATCGCTGCTTGTCGCTTCGGCCTGGTTGATCTGCATCTGACCGGTGATCTGCGCGAGCTCGCCCGTCTGCTGCAGTTGCAGGAGCTGCAGCTTCGCCGCCGTAGCCTGGGCGGGATCGGGCCAAACGCGGTCAATGACCTTGCCGACGACGTCGGAGACTGCGGTAATCGGATCGAATGCCATCATGCGGCTCCCTTGAGCAGATTGTTGGCGATGCGATTCGCCCATCCATGGCTGAACGCCGGCCAATTGTGCAGGTCAGCGAGGTACTTCAGCCGGTATGCGAGGAAACGCGCGACGATGCGCAGCGGATCCGTGGCGTTCACCGCGGCGATCGTGACCGGCCCGATACGTCCATCCGGTTTCAGCCCCGCAGCCTCCTGCAGCCACGTCACCGCGAGTCCGCCGTTGTATGCCGTATCGAACACCTGGAACGCCACCCGCGGGTCGAACTGGTCGCAGTAGTACGGATCCCAGTAGACTCGCTTCGCGATCAGCTTCGCGGTCGCCTGCGGCATCGACCGCATGTCTCCGCCATAACCGTTCGCGCGCGCGACGCGGGCCGTGACGCCCCACATCGTCTCGCCGCCGGGATCGGCGGGGTTGTTCGAGTAACCGCCTTCGTTGCCCATCAGCGCCGCGAAAGCATCGTCGAAGCTACTCATCTCAGATCTTCCCTACCGCGCTCAGGATCTGTTCGACCTTTTGCTCGACGGTCGAGCCGGCGTCGCTCACGATCGTCGTCACTCGTGCTTCGATATCGGCGAGTTCCTTTGCTGCGTTCCCGAGGCCGACGACTTCTTCGACCTTGTCGACGAAAGCGCGACCGTCGTTTGCAATGGCCTGGAAACGCGCCTCGATGGCGGATTTGATCGAATCGAGCATGACTTTCTCCTAGAGGAACTTCTTGAACCCTCCGCCGGCGCCGTATGCGGCGAGCGCGACGAGGGCGTACATGAAAACCCGCCACGCCAGGCCGAGAACACCTCGACCGACATTGAGCTGGAAACGCTGGGTGATCCCGCTTTCAATCTGCTCGGCGATCGCCTTGACATCATCTTCGGTGAGGGTTCTGTTGCCCATGGTTTCCCCGTTTCAGTTTGTGGCTACGATATATTCGTTTCCCGCCTCAATTTGACGGCAAGATGGTGAAGCTATAGGTTGACCCAACCGATCCGATAAAGCCGCCACCGGTCGCTGTGGTCCAGATATTCCCGCCAGCCGGAGAAAAAACAGCGGACTGCACGAGCGTGTTGTTGATGACCTGAATATTCCCGGTCCAGTTTGGCGTCGACGAAAACGCCAGGGTGCAACCGCCCCCGATGTTGCTGCCAACGGATGCAATCGTTCCGCCAAAAAATGGCGCGTTCGGGAACACCTTGACCGTAGGGGGAGACGTCCCGCCGTTCTGGGCCGTCAGATTCCCGTCGAAGCGCCCCGACTTTCCCAGGAGATCGCTGAAGCTGACTGGGAGCCCCGACTTCCCCGCGAGGGCAATCACCCACGCGTGGTTGATCGAAAGCGGCAGCGCTAGACCGAGCTCAGTGGCAACTTGCGACATGGACAGCGGGAAGGATGCGGGCAGCGTCATTTCGTCGGCTCCAGAAGCGCGCGCAGGCGCAGCACCTCACGCGTCAGCTCGATCACGATCGCGAGCGCGGCGCTCCCCTCCGAGACCGACAGAACATCATCGCCGAATACCGCCTCCGGCAGGACCTTCCGAAGAGATTGGGCACCTGCGCCGACACGCCGTTCACCGGTGTCGATGCGCGTGTAGGTGCCATGCAGCACCTTCGCGACCATTTCGAGAAAATCCGGCCCGAACGGCTTCCAGTCCTTCTTCAGCGTCTCATCCGACGTGCCGGTGATGTTCGAACCGCTAACCGTTCCCGTCGCGGTAAAGTTCCCCGATACCGTTGCATTCCCGCTATCGTCAGCCGTAAAAACCGCCCCGCTGCGCGCGCTATTTGTGATCTGAAAAACGCCATTCACCACGGCAAGGTATTTGTTTGGGGCCACGCCGCCATTGCCGATGAGTTTGATGTTGGCGCCAAACGAATCCCCCGCGCCGTTGACAACCAGCGTAGTAGTGCCGTTCGCCGGCTCATTCAGCGTCAGTTGCTGCAGCGCGAGCGTCTGTACGGTGTTCGCCAGGGCGTTGGCATTCACCTGGTTCACGATGAAATTCAGATCCGCCATGACCTGCGACGCATCTGCAGTGGTCCCGTTGGCGAGGCTGTTCGGCAGGTTGCCGATGATGTTTGGCATGGCTCACCTCTGGTTCGTGTAGCCCGTATCCTGGTAACGAGCAAAGAAGGTTCCGATCTGCACCTTGTTGACCGGTGTCACCGTGACGTCGATCGACATTTTTTGAAATACCAGGGCAACCGGCCACGGGATCGTATAGACGTGCGGAATGCTGCTATTCGATGACCAGTTCGCCTGCCCCCACGCAAATGCCCCCCAGATAGAGCCTGATGCGACAGTCTGGATAAAGGTCGTAGAGAGGGTGCCTGCCTGATCATCCAGCGCCGTGAGGTTAAAGTTCACCGCGGTGCCGGTCGATGCGAGCTCGATCGTCGACTCGACAACCTGCACTTCCTGCATGTGCGCAGTCTTCGGGAAATTGGCCGAGCGCAGATGCGCAACGATCGCCGTCGAGCCGTCGACATATCCGCTGTTGGAAGTCGGTATCGTCGTGCTCTGGAACAGTGCCGCGCCTTGCGCAGCTCCCGAAACGATGAACGCATTGCCGTACTGCGCGGCGCAGTCGTACGTGAACGTATGCGGCCCCGTCCAGCGCTTGCGATGGATGTCGTACCAGTAATCGTTTGTCTGGGCCTGCCCCTGGATCAGCGTAGGCACGCAAACGCGATATACGTTTCCGGCGAATGCTGCACTGATGCGCGACGGCTGCGTCGTGTTCTGGAATGGCACCTGAAGATCCGCCGGGAAGTCGGTTCCGGGCCGGCTGGAAAGTGGCACCAGCGTACCGAGGAAATTCAGGATGTACGGCGCGTCAACACCCGCGAAAAAGATGCCGAAGGTTCCCTGCACGACGCTGCGCGGCGCGATGCAGCCTGTCGTCAGCGAAATGTAGTTGACCGCAAGATTGTTCGTTGCGGGGTCGCCGGTGATCTGCCAGATCTGACTCTGCTTGAACACGACAAGCGCGCCGATCACACCGGCCGACGTCGTCTGGATCGGCAGGCCCGACTGAGCGGTGATCGGCGTCGTGTCGCCGACAGTAACGGCCTGTGACGCGTTCGTACGCGTCAGCGGGTTCAATGGGTCGCTGAACTGCAACGTGTTGCCGACGGCAAAATAGGCGCGGTTGTTGAAATTGGCGACCGACGTCGGCACGCCGGTAAGCGGGTTCGTCGCGAGATTCGACGAGGACCACGCCGGGGCGGACGGATTCGAGACGTCTACCACGCCAAAGAAGTTCGAGCCGGTTCCGCTGAACCCAGGATGCGTGACGAGGATCTTCGTACCGACAACCGTCATCGTCGGAGGCGTCCACGGCCCGCTCGTCGCGGGCGACGCCGGCACGTTGGCCGCCGTCACGCCGGAAATGGTTTCGAACGTGTTCGTCGACAGGTTATAGGCGAACGGCTCGTCAAAGCCGGCGGTGCGCGCGCTGGATACCATGCCGTAGGCGACGGTCCCGATCACAATGAACACCGACACGAACGTCGGTGTGTTGAAGCCGCCGAACGTCGTTTGCGCGGCGCCGACGCCCGGGCGCGCGACGACAATCTCGGGGTTTCCCTGATCGAATACGAGATTGCTCAGCAGCTGGCAGGCTCCGGGAAAGGCGTCAGTGGCATCGAACGCATCACTGAGCCCCTTCGGTGTGAAGCGGACCGGCTTCGCATTGCGGATCGCCATGTCGCGCCTCTCAGTCCGTGATCTTCGTCGGCTTCAGCGTGCGATTCGTATGGAAACGCCGAGGGTCGAGACGAACCGACTTGACGACCGCTTGCTCGTCGCCTTCCATGATCAGGTGCGTACGCAGCAAGGCATCGCATTGCGCACGGAAGGATTCTTGGCGGACGTCGTCCGTCTCGCTCATCAGTTCGGTCGCGGTGGCCTTGATCAGGTAATTTTGATCGGGGAACCACGGAATCACGGCCGAGGTCTCAGGCGTCGCGATGTCCGACTGCTTCACCATGTATCGGTGCGTGAGCGTGATCTGCCCGGACGACTGCGGGTAAATGAAGAGCTGCCCCGCCGACTGGTTCGCCTGCGCGGTCGTCTCGTCGTACAGCAGCGTCATGAATTCGTACGGGTAGTTCGCGATCGACGGATCCTTGAACTCCTGATCCCACTCTTCAGGCGAAATCGGGTGCAGGAAGTACGGCAGATTGTTCTGCTGAAAAAACAGGTCGTACGTGCGCAGGTAATTGAGCGGCAGCGTGAACGGTCCGTAGTTGTTCGCCTGGACCGTCACGAATTCCGTGACCCGGTTGATCTTCAGGTCACGATGCAGCCAAAGGTCCTCCAGGACCATGTTCAGGTAGATGCCGCCCTGCGACAGCCAGCCTGGAGCTTTCGCGATCGCACAGGCTCGCTGCACGATCTGTTGGGCCTGGAGGTAAGCCACCCTACGCTCCCGCGCGCGCGTCCGCGATCTTCTTGCGCGCTTTCTCGAGCTCGGTCTCGATGCCCTTCAATTGCTGCGGGGCGTTCTTCAGGTTAGCCTGCTCCTGGCTCGACAGCGCCTTCGAACCGGACTTGCCGGCCGCCTTCGCATTGCTGCGCTCGAGCAGATCCGCATACGCGCGCGCGACATCGTCACGCGCCTTTTCCCACTGCTCGATGTGCGCTTCGAGGACCGGGATCTCCAGCATGCGCTGCTGGCGCTGGAGCGCCTCGCGCACCAGATCCATGCGGCTGTCGAGAGAATCCTTCGATTCGCCCTCGACCAGATAACCGCTGGCCGAGAGTTGCGCCTGGTTCGGCGCCGGGAGGGTGATGGTGAAATTGCCGATCACCGTTGCAGCCGTAACTTCCTGGGAGGCTTGCGACATGGTCTTCCTTTCGGGGGTGGGTATTACGATCGCGCCCAGGCCGGCACGGGGCCGCCTCCGAGCACCTTGTTCTGAGCCTGCCGGTACGGGTTGAACGCGTGGCCGTTGATGTCGTTCTCGTGCACCCACGTGCGCGCCACCATTTCCTTGATCGAGCGCAGGGTGTCGGTGTCGAACTTGTACGTGTGGCCGTGCAGGTACGGCGTTCCGTTGATCTTCAGGTGCTCGCCGCCGCACGGCGCGAGGTCGATCTTGTACCACCAGAGATCCGCGCCGTCGTCGGCCTTGCCGGCGAAGCGCTCGACGACGCCCGACGTCAGCAGCGCCGATTGCGCCTGAGCGGACAGGCGCGCCGATTCTTCCTCGGCGATTTCCTTCGCCGCGCCGAGCTTAGCGTTTTCCGCCTCGAGCGCTTTGATGCGCTCGAGCAGTGCTTCTCGGCTCTCGTCGCCGATCAGGTCTTCGGCGTCAGCCGATTCGGTAGCCGGCTTGGCCGGCTCCGACGGTGTTCGTGCAGCCATCTAATGTTCTCCGGGTTTATTGCGCTTGCGGCGCGCCGATGTTTTCGACGGTCGCGGTGATCACAGAAGCCGTGCTTTCGCTAGCCGGCGCGCCGATAGACGGGATCGTCATCGTGGGCTGCGTATCGTCGAAACGCACCCACAATGCCGTGCCCGCCACGTATTGCGAAAGCGGGTCGGCCATGTTGGTCGTGAACGTCATCGAGCACGTACCGTCGACCGCCTGCATCGCAATGGTCGCCAGTTGGATACCATTGAACTGAAGCGTTCCCGGCGTCACCGATACGACCTGCATCTGCTTCACGAACTCGTTCGACATGGCCGCTCCGATTACGGCGTGGTCACGGTACCGCCCTGATAGCCCGGTGCGAATGCGGAGCCGCATTCCACGCGAGCCAGGAAGGCCGTATTGAGCAGGATCGAGCCGTAGAACACCTTCCACGACACGACCCGAGTTTGGTTCAGCGGGTCCGACTTGTCGGCGCCGGTCAGGTAATGGAACTGGGGGTTCTCGAGCAGCACCTGGCCGTAGCTGTGGTTGCCGATGAAGAGCACCGGAAACACCGACACGCCGGTTGCCGGTGCCGCCGGCGGGACCTGCGAGACACCAACGCCCGTCAGCGTGACCGTCTGGTTCGGCTGCAGCTGCGTCGCCTGGCCGGCGAGCACGCCCGTCACCGGCACGCCGTTGCCGATCGCCGTGGCGAGGTTCGCCGGGCTGGTGGTCGTCCCGATGTACACGTTGAACACGTAGTTCGGAAACGACGGCAGCGTGACCGAGATCGAGCCGGTCGGGCCCGTCACGCTGATTGACGACGAAACCTGGTAGATCGTCTGCTCGACCGAAGTCAGCGCCGGCGCGGCCGTGACCTGGACGTAATAGGTGCCGGTCGCGAGCTGGCCGCCGGACGTCGACGCGGTGCCGTTGATCGCGGCCGCGCCCGTCCAGTACGGCATCATATTCGTTTCGCAGAAACGGATGCCGCCGAAGTCGCCGAGCTCGTTGTTGTAGAGCCGGTTGACGTCGCTGTACGCCCAGGCTTGCTGCACCGACGAGTTCTCGCGCATGTCCTGCGCCGAGAACGGACTGATCAGCGCAACATAGTGCTGCTTGACGCGCGGCGTGGTCGACGGATCGCGATACGCGCCCGCCTCGATCATCATGTCCTCGCGCTCGTCGCCATTGAAGCGGGGCACGCCGTAGGCGGCCATCGAGGCGAACAGGCGGTTGGATTCGTGCGGCGACATCACATTCGACGCGGTCAACGCTGCGCGGTTTGCGGCGCCACCGGCATAGTTCACCTGCGGCGCGGACAGCAGCGTATTGAGCGTGTTTCGCTCGAGCGTTTCCGGCATCTGGATCGACACCAGCTCGCAGGCTTGCTGGAACAGCGGGTGCTTGATCGTGAGGTTCGCGACGTCGGTGATGATGACACGATCGCCCCACTGCTGCGCGGTCGCGCTGACCTGCTGCAGCGTCATTGCCTCGCCCGGAGGCGCGACACCTTCCTGCAGCGGAGCGTATGGCAGCGGCAGGCGCTGATAGCGCGACGCGGTGTACGTCGTGCCGCGGTTCGTGTCGAGCTTGAGCGGCTTGCCGAACTGGTATGCGACCAGCTGGCGGCGCGCGAGCGGCTCGACTTCTTCCTGGATGTACGCTTCGACGTCGGCCGTGAAGCTGGTCGACTGGTTCGTCACGCCCGGGAACATGAGGCCCGTCAAGAGGGCCAGAATTTTCGTCAGCATGGTGTCCTCGTGCTGGTCAGATGTTCACGTCGGCCAGCCGCGCGGCGCGCTTCTGGTGTTCGGTTTGCCCGCGGCCGGCCGGCACGTTCGATCGAACTCCCGGCGATTTGCCGCGCGGGATGTCCGCAGCCGGTGCCTTGGCTTTCGCCTTCGGCTTCAGCTTGCCGTCCGCAATGTCCTTGCCGAGCATGAAGTAGTAGACCGCCTCGCGCGAAGCGTTTCGGCCCTGACGGCGTTCTTCCTGCACCGCCTGCTCCACGCGATCGCGATAGCGCGCACGGTGCGGGTCGCTGGCGATCTTCGATTCGAACGCAGTGCGATCATTGAGGTCCTGCGCCTGGAACAGCGCTGCTTGTGCGGCTCGTTGACTCTCACGCAAGGTGCGGTTCGACTGGATCTGCCAGCGCTCCATCGGATCCAAATTCGGATCGCGCAAGCGCGCTTCTTCAGCTTCGAAATCGCGATCCGTTGTGGACGCCGCGGGCGCCCGGGCGGCGTCGACCGCGCGACCGCGGCGCTCTACTTCTGCCTCGAGGGCCGCGAGCCGTTCGGCATCCGAGGTCGCGCGTCGGGCGGGCGCGGCAGGCTCGACAAAATCGAAGTCGAAATCGTCTTCCGGAGTATCAGCACCGGGATCGCCAGCGCCAGGATCAGCGCCGCTAGAACCATCAGCGCCAGCGTCACCGTCCCCAGCATCGCCGCCAGGATCCGCCGAACCAGCATCGTCGACACCGGGGAACAAGAAACCGAGAAGTCGTTTCAGAAGCTTGCTCATGTCGTTTTCCTTATGCGGGTCCGGTGCCCTTGCCAACGGCTTGCATAGAGGCCGTCGTGGCGCTGGTGATAGTCACGACGTAATCCTGGAATGTGCTTTGCGCGATGGCCTGAGACGTGCCGGACAACGTCCAGCCGGTGTTTGTGGTGACTGTCCACGCGAAAGCGCCGCCCGAGCTGTTAATGACCCGGAGCTGCCACGTCAGGCCGATCGGATTGGCTTGCACCACCGACGGTAGCGATGCGATCAGGTTTGCCACCGTCGGCAGCGTAAGCGCCGCGCCGGCGCCGAGCGTACCGGTCAGGTTGAAAAAGCACTGGGCGGCACCCGAAATCTGACTTCCCGATGCAGTGAATGCCGTCGTATTCGACGCCGAGTTGTAAATCGCTTCCTGCAGCGGATTGATACCGAGAATCGCGTTCACCAGCCCGACCTGATCGGGAAGCGCGCCGAGATCCGGCACTACCGGCAATTGGCCCGGGCCGATGGCCGGAAAGATGAGGCCGATCAGACGGGCCAGAAAGGTTTTGCGCACGATGATCTCCTGATCAGGGTTGTGCGGACAGTACGATTTTTTCCCGTCTTCACGAAGTACCGTGTGGATCAACATCAATCGCCCCGCAGGAAATACGCCGTGAAGGCCACGGATGACCAGTCATAGCTATTGGTTTGCTGCAGTTGCCCCGTAACCGAAACGACCGGTTCGAATCCGCTTACGAATCCATCCGGCATACAGCGTACAAGAACATCCCCGGAATTTACCCCGCTCATACTGATCGGTCCGGCGGACGCGTTGCCAGTGAAAATTGCTTTAACGATAGTTGCGGGACCAGATGTAACAGTAGCCATTTATCGGACCCTCCGGGCGCGGATGAAACCGGTCGCCGTCATAGTACTTACCGCAAAATTTGCTGCGGCGCTTAGGAAAACTGTAGTATTAGCCGCAAGGCTAAATCGTTCAACTGTCGTCGGTATTCCGTTACCTGCCCCAGCCGGAGACGAGAAATTAAAAGCCGAATAATGACCGTTAGCGGGAAAAGTTGCTGATGTACTGGATACCCATGCATTGACACCGGATGTAGTTGTCGAGCCGGCTGGGTTGAAAAACACCCCGCCTGTTACATCCCAATCGCCAGCCGTTAGTGGAACTGAAGTGATATTCGCAACTACGCCAGTTGTCAGTGAAATCCCAGTGCCAGTCGCCGATACGAATTCACCGACGCTTCCTGCATTGGCGTTGTCGTTCGTCGTCGTACCGACTATGCCACCAGTGCTTTGTGGCGTGATCGCGGCAGTGAATGTCAGGCCGCCAACCGTAGTACCGAATGCGGGATCGGCGCCTGTATTACCCACAAGAACCTGGCCTGCCGTACCAACAACCGTTGAGACGTTGCTCGTGCCCTCTCCGATCATCACGCCATGTGCGGTAATGCTCGTGAGGCCCGTGCCGCCCGATGCAGGAGCGAGAGTTCCCCAGTTCGGATCTGCGGAAGCACCGCCGGATAACAACGGCTGGCCGGCCGTGCCGGCGGAAGTCTGGTTGATTGCCGAGGTGCCTTCACCAATCAGCACTCCATGCGCTGTAAGTGTCGAGCGCCCGGTCCCGCCCGAGGCAACGCCAATCGCCGTCGTGACGGTGAAACTCGTCGCGCTGAAGGCGCCGGTATGCACCCAGGTGCCTGACCCACTGTTCGACGTAATGCCGCTGATGCCTGCTGCGAAACCGCCGGTTATCGTGAGCGCATTGGTAAAGCTCGTGAACGCGTCATTGGCGAACCCCAACGCCAGGACCGTCGCGCCCCATGTCGCGTAGGCGTTCTTGTTGCCGGCGCTGCGGATCGAATCAATGAACTGCACCGTCGGATTCGGGCTGTTGTAAATCTGCGTGCCCGTCGTTGTGACTGCCGGTACCGCGCCGCCACTGGCAAATGCGCTCGTGAACGCCCCCGTCGAACCGTTGATGGGCGTGTTCGCGATCGAGCCGCCCGTGATGTTCACGGCGTTCGCATTCTGATTCGCCATCGTTCCGGCCGGTGAGCCATTCACACCCGACACGGTCGGATTCGGGTAGGTCCCGGAAAGATCGCCGCCGGCGGGGCCCGTCGGATCGCTGGCGACACTGTTCAGCGCCGCTGTGACCTGATTCGCGAGCGCGTTGAACCCGGCCTGAATCTGTTCCGGCGGGACGTCCTTGCCCTCCGCGCGCACCTGCGGGGGAGTGATGCGGAAAGCGTCAGCCATCGAGCGCCTCCAGTCGCTTGTGCAGGCACGGATAGCCGAGCTGCTTGCGTCGATGTCCGTGAGCGACAAGGAACATCCGAAGCGCAAGGCCGTGCCCCATGCTGCGGGCATAGCGATCCGCCTCCAGCTCCTGCTCTTCGCACATCGCCAGGAAGCCGTGCCAATCCCACAGCACGCGCAATGTCAAAAACCACAACAGCCGCTTCTCGGCATGCCAATGCTTCAGATGCCCACGTTCGTGCGCAATCACGGCAGCTTGAACCGATGGGATCAGACAGTCCATGAGGTCGCCCGTCTGAACCGTGTGCCATGGCGTTGCGCGTGCAAAGAAACGGTTCATCGCGGCCCCGCCATCGGGGAAGCAATCTGGTCGGGATGAATCATGCCGGCCGGTCCCTGCGGCCGCGGCATGCCGGGCTGCGCGCCGGCGCGCGGTGTCCCTGCAACACCGGGAGCTGCGCCCCCAGGCACGCCAGGCTGGCCTTGCGGCTTGGGCTGTTGCGCCTGCAGCTTGGCCTGCATGGCCTGCTGATGCTGCTGAATGTGCGCGCGGAAAAGGCCGCCTTGATCGCCCGTGAGCTGGGCGGCGCGCAAGTGCGAGGCGATATGTGCGCGATCATCGTCGGCCTGGTGAATCTCCCCAGGCAGGCCGTTGTGCATCATCAGATTCTCGTCCTCGGGATCGAGGTGGAACAGATTCCGCTCGTCGATCAGGATGCGCGGCGCCACCTCGGGCCCGAAGATCTGCTCGGTGCCGTATTCGAGAATCGGTCCGATGTTCAGGCGCCGGCCGTCGAGCTGCTGCGGCGGAATGCCGCGCAGCACGTTCATCCATGCGATCATTTGCTGCATGCGCTGCAGGTTCTGCTGATACGACGTGCCGCACCAGCGGAAGAAATAGCGCTCGCCGAATGCCTGAACCGGAATCGCCTGCAGGTTCGCGCGCACACCGATCTCGCCGAGCACCTCGACCGTGAGCTCCTCCGTGCGGAACTGCCGGTCGAGTTCGAACATCCATTCGAGCAGCGGATTGAGGATCACTTCCTCGTACCGCTTCGCGTTGTCGATGATGTTCGATTCCTGCTGCTGCGCCATGGCGGCCATTTGCGCCTGGTTCTTCCGGCCGGCCGGCATTTTGCCGAGCATGGCGTCGTTGACGTCCATCGACTCGTTGATCTGCTGTTTCAGGTTCTCGCAGAGCGGAATCGCGTCCTTGTAGATGGCCGGGAAGTTTGCGAATTTCGTCTTGTTCGGGTCGGTCAGCCACACCGCGGCGAGGCCGACCACCATCGACTGGTAGTTCGGGCTGGACAGCGGATCGACCATCGTGATCGGCAGCAGGCTGTACTGAGCCGAGTCCTGCCCCATGTTCCAGAAGTCGTTCAGGTTCCACTGCATGAACTTGACGGGCTCGATCTTCGAGACGCCGAAGAATGACCCCGTGATGCGCTCAGTCGGCGCGGAGAGAATCGGCCGCTTGCCCGACCAGAACGGGTTTCGGATAATCCCGAGAATTACGTCCTGGCCGGCGAAGTACACGAAGCACGGTTCCTTGCCGTTGCCCAGATCCAGGTTCGTGTGGACCTCGTAAATCAGCGCGTACTTGAACGTGCCTTCGGTGCGGATGCCGGCGTCGCCGGTGCGCTTCTTCGGCGGTACGTATTTCTCGCGGCCGCCGTCTGGCTTCGCGAGGTTGTCGATCAGCTCCTTCGCCTCGACGCCGACAAAAACGCCTTCGTCGACGAACTGCTGAACGGCATCGATCGTCAGGCGCAGCCGGATCGCGGTCGCCGTCGCCTTCTCGATGTTGTTGCAGGTCGGCGGATAGACGGCCAAATCCTCGGTCGCAAATGGCACGACGTCCGGCCCCTCGGTCGTGATCTCCTTGGATTCCTTCTCCCAATTCCAGTCATCGTCCGGGGCGGCCAAATCCTCGACCTCGCCGCCGAGCTCGTGATCCTCGAGAATCGGTGGCTTCTTGATCAGCTCGGTGATACGCCGCTGCGTGCGCGACCAGTCAATGTACAGGTTCCACTGCCCGGTCACGTCGCCGGCGATCAGGTCCGCGCGAACGACGTCCTTCACGGCAGCCGAACGGATGTAATGCTCGAGCAGGCTGACCTGCGCGAACGGGATGTTGCCGTCCGGGCCGGTCGCGCCGACATGCTTGTGGTTGACCGGGAAGAGTTGCGCCAGCGTGCGCTTCATGCGCGCGTTGACGGCGTTGCGCACCGCAGGGATGTAGCACTGAGAATTGCCGGAATACTGCTGATTCTCGTCCGGCTGGGCGTTGTAGATAGACCAGTACTCCTGACACCGGTCCATTTGCTCCTGCTTGTTCTCGTAGCACTTCGCGATCTTCGGGTACAGCTTCGCGGCTTCGGTGTAGGCGTCCGAATCGGGCTGATCGGCCCAGTTTTCGAGTACTTCGCCGATCTTCTCAGCATCGAGAGCCCGCGCGTCAAGGGTTTCGACCGCGGGCTTGGTGTCCTGCTTTTTCTCTTTCTTCGGGCGCGCCATGGATCAGCCGATCACCTTGCCGCGCAGCTTCCGCTCGAGCGAAGTGCCCGTTCCACGATCGCGCGGCGTGCGCTTCGGTCGGTCGTCGACGTTCGACTTGTACGGGCCCTTGCCGAAGAACTCGCTCACATCTCGCGACTCCGAGCGCGTGCCCTGGTATTCGCGGCGCTTCTTCACGGTCACAGCCCCGGCTTGCTCAGCTTTTCGCGCATCGGGCCGCTTTTCTGGCGCTCCCCCACCTTCTCGGGCTTGCCGTACGCGCCGCCCTGTTGCTTGCCTTCGTAAAAATCGGTCGGACGCTGCGTCGGCGCTTTCGGGTGATGCGTTTTCGAAACTGCCATGGCTATCTCCGCGGCAAAGTGGTCAGGTAGCTCACACCCTGCGGATTGACGCCCATGTTCACACCTTCCGGCAGGACGTCCGCGCGCTGCGAGCAGATCACGTACACGGCCGCTTCGAGCCCCTCGATCAAGGTGCGATGCGGACCAGTCTCGGGGAGGCTACTTTTATTTCCCGCACGGTCCACCGGGTAGCAATAGCCCCCGGACATGGCGTTCAGCGTATGCGTGGCGCCGTCCGTGTCGACCTGGAACAGGCGGCGCGCCTTGGCCTCGGTGCGGATCAGCGGCGACAGCGCGCCGCGCGCGACGTTCACGTACGCGCCGCGCATCGGGTGCAGGTTGGCGGCGCGCAGCGCCGGCACGATCGGCATGCGCTCGGCCTGGTCGAGCACGTCGGCTGGCAACCACGCCGTCACGCGTGCGCGCGGGAATGCGGCGCGCACGAGCTGGGCGATGTCGGGCACCGCTTCCTTGGGCGGCACGGGCGAGATCCAGTCCGCCACGACCACGACGCGCTGCCCCTCGATGCAGAGCAGCGCCGCGGTGGTTTCCGTGGCCGTCGCGTGGAACGCGAGCGCGAGCGGGTGCTGCTGACTCGGCTCGTACTCAGCGACGAGGTTCCACTGTCCGAAGTCCTCATACACGGGCGCGCCCGCGAACACGCGCTGGAAGTACGCGAGCGCGTTCAGGATGTCGCGCCGCCCGCTGGGGAAGTTCAGGATCTCCGCGACCAGCTTCGGGTGCGCGCCCTGGCCGCCCACCAGCACGATGTCGCCGGCCTCGAAAAAGGGCTGCATGCCCATGATGAACTGCGTCTTGTCGCGGTCCTGCGGCGCGGTGAGCGGGCGCAGCGCGAGCGTCACGCCGCGCCGGAGCATCTCCGCACGCATCGGCTGCAGCAGCCACTCGTCGAGCGAGTTCTTCTCGATCGCCACCGCCGCGTTGCCGTAGCGCGCCGACGTCTTGAACGCGTCGTCGATCACCTCGTCCGGCTTCCAGAACTCGCCCGAGCTCGCATGCACGTAGATCTTCGTGCCCATGCGGCTGACCACCACGCGCCCGCTGCGGTCGCTCTTCTTCACGTCGGTGGTGCGCGCCGGGTCGGTGATCACCACCTTCGGCAGCCACGGCGCCGGATCCACCGCGCACTCCCGGATGTGCTCACCTTCGAACGGCTTGTCCTGACTGCCGATCGCCATCAGCATGTACTCCTGCAGGAAACCGCGCAGCTGTCCGGCGCGCTCCGCTTCGTCGCGTTTGCGCCGGATCCACTCCATCGGATAGCGTTCGGGCCAGGTCGCCTTCGTGTTCGGATCGTCGATATCGCCGTCGCAGATCGGGTAGCGCCGGCTCGTCCAGTCCGCGTTCTCGCGCAGGCGCGTGATCATGCAGTCCTCGGCCAGCGGCGTGCCCGTGATGCGGATCTTGCCCTTGACCTTGTCCATGGCCGGCATCAACTCGAGGTAGAGCTTCTTCATCGACGCGTCGACCTGCGCCTTGTCCTTGACCCGCTCCTTGTTCTCGATGTCATCGAGGTACGCGCGATCCGGCCGCAGGTCGTGCCACTTGAACCCGCGCAGCTCTTCCTCCCAGCCGTGCGCCTCGAGCAGCACGCCGTTGGCGAGCTCCATCTGGTTCTCGTTCCATACGCGCCCGGCCTGCTTCAACTTGCCGAAAAGCCCGTGCAGCTTCATGTTGCGCGAGGCCTCGAACTTGATCGCCTCAAGGCGCTGGCATGCCTTCGTGTAGGTTTCGCCGATGATGATGCAGTAGCCGAAGTTGCCGAAGCACGCCTCCATCAGCAGGAATTCCTCGGACAGCGTCGATTTCGCGCCCTCGCGAAACATCTCGATTTCGACGAATTCATCCTGGCTGCGCCAGAGGTCCATGATTTCGACGTGGCATGGCGGGGATGCCTGCGGATGGCGGTGCGCGAATACCATCGCGGAGCCCAGGGCCCGGTCATCGGAGATGATTTTCAGCAGTGCTGCGTCGGTCATTGCCATGGCATGAACTCGCAATTTTTCGCAGGTTGAGGTTTTTTCGATGCGCGGATGGGTGTGGGGGCCCGCGAAATTTCGTCACCCCCGTCCGTGGGGCCCCTAGGGGCCCCAAAGTTAGGATTTTGAAAGCTCCAGTCGAGAATGACTCTCATTCACACCCCAAACCCATCCGAACCGCCGATAATCCCTATTATGTCAACTTGCGCTGCATCGCACCAATCGAATGAAATCAATGACTTACGCGAATTTCGCGTCTCGACCTGCATTTCGCGGTCGGGGTGCGGTGCAAAATGTAATGCTATTGAAAGATGCATTTCAATTATGTAATGTAGCAAATGCTTAATTCGATCGGGGTTTTCGGCGCTCGCTCGACACCTTCTTCCTCCATGTGAGTGAGCACTCACATAGAAGCCCAAGCCGCACGCGCGCGATCGTCGACAGAACATCATTTTTTCCCAACACCCATCCGCCTTATCCTTGCGCCCATGCTCTACGCCATCATCTCCCCTAACCGCGACGATCCTTGGGGCTACTGCGCCTTCGATCGCGCGCCCACGCCCGAGGATATGGCCGACCATCTCGCCCGCGCCGCCGGCTTGGAATCGCGTGATGACTGGCTCGAGCTCAATCACGTCGACTTCCTCGGCTGGGCGCCCGTGCACTGAGCGCATCGCCACGGCCAGGGGCCCCGTACGATCGCGAGCAGCGGCACTTGGTATTCGCGCCCGCATCGCGGGCAACGGATCGTCCACGGCCTCATCGCGCGCCTCGTACCATCGCGTTCACCGCGCGCACCACCTCCACGATCGGCAGTGGCGTGGCGCGCTCCATCACCTGCGGGAGAGGCTTGCCCGTCCTCTCGAACAGCCTCGGCCGACGCCCTTGCGACACGCCGCGGCGGTTCACGGTGAACTCGGCTCGGCGGACATACCCTTCGGCGTGCAGCAGCTTGAGGTACTTGCACACACTCGGCAGCAATATCCCCGTCGCATCCGATATCTGAAGCTCCGTCCTTTTGCCTGCCTCGAGCACTTTGCATATCCGGCGGCACATCGCCCCCTCCCTTTCCATTCCACCCAATGAGATCATTTCCATCCCCTGAACGCGCAAAATAATCCGCTTTCAGGCTTCTTGCAGATTTCAGCAAATTAGCAATTTTCTACGTATTCCTGCCCACTTAGACCGCATCCGGAGCGCCTCAACGCCTCATGCCTATAGGCATTTGAGGCGTTTGAGGCGCTTCACCGGTTTTTGCCTCAACGCCTCAAATGTCGTCTGAGGCGTTCTGAGGCGCTGAGGCGCGCACTTTCCCGTCGAACACGTTAAAAATTTCCAGTTTGTTCGCGCCGGTGATCCACCGCCGCACGTTGTACCGCGCGCGGTGGTCCGCCTCAGGTTGCCCCTCGAGCGCCCGGTCGATGACCCTTTCAATCTCGACCCAGCCGTCGTCCGCGAACTCGGCAAGCTCCAGGTAGGCATCCAGCGCTCGCGCCGCCACTGCGCTACGCGGCTTCTGCACCGCCGCAGCTGGCCGCTCGTCGGAAGGCGCCGCGACGGCCGAGAAAACGTCTTCGCCGTCTTCGTCGACGCCCACTTCGACCGAGGACAGCGTGAAGCCGAATTCGGTGCCGTCGATGTCGTCCTTGGCCTTGGTGAGCTTGACGCAGCGCCAGGGCGTCTCAAGGTGCCGCGTCACCGACAGCTCGAAGTCCGCAGCCGCGCGCAGCGTCGAGGAGCCGCGCACGCCGCGCTCGGCGTCTTTGCCCGCGTGGGCGATCACGATCACCATGCAGCCGGTGGCGCGCCCCAGCGCGTGGCAGTTCTCGATGACCTGGCTCATGTCCTTGGCCGAGTTTTCCTCGACGCCCGGGATCGACCGGCTGAGCGTATCGATGAAGATCACACCGCGCTCTTTCCGGGCGATCTCGTTGATGTCCTCGGCCGCCTTCACCCATCCGTTTTTCGCGTACAGGTTGATCGCGCGCTCGCGCGTGTAGAAGGGCACTGCGCCGGTCACGCCGTGATGGCGCGCCCAGGCCTTCACGCGGCGGCGCACGCCGTGCGCGCCCTCTGCCGCCACGTAGAACACGCGGCGCTGCTTGGTCTTGCGGCCGCGCCACGCGCGGCCCAGCGCCAGGTGGAAGCCCAAGTCGATCGCCGCGAAGGATTTGCCGGCGCCCGGCGCGCCGAACACGATGCCGAAGTCCGCGTCGGGCACCACACCCTTGATCAGATCCGGCTTGATGGATTCCTCGGCGCGCTCGAGCGCTGGCTGGAACGAGTTGATGCGTCCTTCGGACGCGTCCGGCTCCAGCACGTCGAACTCGTCGGCGATCGGCTCTTCCCAGCCGTAGTCGCGCGCGGCGATGTGCAGGATCGAACGGGCGGTGATCAGCTCGTCGTGGTTGTCGTGGACGTACTGCCACACGCGCGCGTCGAGGAACCGGGCGTCGTACTTCGTCGACCGGGCCGAGAACTCGTGGGCCAGCTGACGGCCTTCGTCGGATCCCTGCGTCGCGTGGTGGATGCCGAAGATGACGTTGCGCCAGCTGTCGTAGTCGAGCTCGAACTCGCCCGCGTTCGGGATGGCGTCGAGGGCCGACTTCAGCAGCTGCAGCTCGACGGGTACGTCGGAGGCGGCCGGCGCTTCGCGCGGCTCCGCGGGCGTCAGCGGCACGGCCGGGCTGATCGGCCACTCCATGCTTGCTGCCCACTCGCGCGGCATGTCGTCGAGCTCGAACGGATCAAGCGGCACGGACGCACCAGCGAGCGGGAGCACGAACATGTTGCCGTAGCCATCTTCGGGGACGCTGTCCTGCTTGGGGAACACCTCGATCTCCCCAGCCGCGACGCCGGCCGATCCGTCCCGAAAGCCGGCATCGGCCAGGGCGGCGCGCAGAAGGGTGCGCACGCTGCGCGCGTCCTGCGGCGCATCCCAGAGGACGTAAATGTGGATACCGGCGCCACCCGAGCTGCGGAACGGCAGCGGTTTCAGGCCGCGCGCTTCGAGCGCCTGCATCAGCGCCAGCGCGGCGGATTGCATTTCAGTCCACGGCGCCTCGCCGCGGTGCGCGTCCAGGTCGAAGACCGCCACGCGCGTCGTGGATGACCCTGGCTCCATCGGATAGACGCCATAGGCGGGACCGCCGTTGACGTGGTGGGCCAGCTTGTCGGCAGTCAGAGGGGCTTTGACGCGGCGCACGCCTTGCGGACGCTTCACGCAGCAGGTGGATGTGCGCACACGCGCGAGAATCGGCGCCAACGCGCCGACAAGAATGTCGTTTGGCATCGTTGCGCGGCTCGCTCAGGCGTTTTGTTTCGCGGGTGAAACCAGCGACGCTTCAGCTACCTGTTGCTGTCGAGGATCAGCCTCGAAATGCTTCTGAAGCTTCTCGAGAACCAGTACACCGGGATTGTCGATGCGCCCCTGGGCGAACTTCGTCAGCCACCAGTACGAAACCCCTGTCTCGCTGCAGATCCGCGGCCATTCGCCCTTCCTGGCGAGCAATTCGGTTTTCACCAACGTAATGAGGGACATAGCATTTCCTTGGCATAGGGCTTGCTCGGAATCTAGCACTACATGGCTAGACACTCAAGCAACACATTGCTAGGCCCTCCAACTACACTGGTGCAATCATGCTAGATACGAAGAAAATTCTTGCCGACAATCTGACCCAGCTGCTCGCGGGGCGGCCCGATGTTTCACGCTTGAATCTGTCTAAGCAGATCCACGTGGCAGATGGCACATTGGGACGTATCAAATACGGAACTGGCAATCCAACCGTTGAAATTCTGGAATCAATTGCCAGATTTTTCAAAATAGAAGCGTGGCAACTGCTCGTTCCGGACTTAGGAAGAAAATTGCTACCGCCTCGAAGTGAACCACCGCCAGCGATCGTCAACGAAAATAACGGATTGGTGGTCAACGAGATACCGGGGCTCGGCAACATCATCGAGAAAGCTGTTGAGATCGCAGTTAAAAAGGTACTCGAAGAGCATATAAAATGGGGCTCAGAACAGCACAAGACGGGATAAGAGGCCCTCCGCCAAAATAATCGCCTTTCCTATCAATTACAAACAAAGGCCTCCCTCCACAAAACGAGAAATTCCATGAAGATGATTTTCGGGGTAGTGATATCGGGCATTGTTTTGAGCGCTTGTGCATCTCCGGCGGTATTTCGGGATCCCGCCAGCGGACAGGTTGCACAATGCAACGCCACGACACCCGGCGTTTTCCCGGTCATCGCGCAGCACGAAATAGACGAGTGTTCAGCCGCGTACTCGAAGATGGGCTGGCAACGCCAGTAAGCTCCTCCACAACCCGGTAAGTGGCCCGCGCATGCGGGCTTTTGATTGCCCCGCTTCTAGCACTTTAGTGCTTGACAAGACGCATTCGGTTGCTAGACTAGCCATGTAGTGCTAGATTTCATCCCAACCGAACCGGAGCATGCCATGAGCGACAAGACCATCGAAGCCTGGAAGGGCTTCGACGAAAACCTGCAATGCCGCAACTTCCAATACGAGATCGGCAAGACATACGAACACAAGGGCCGCGTTGAGGCCTGTTCGTCGGGCTTCCATGCATGCGAGAACCCGCTCGATACGTGGGCCTACTACCCGGTTCATCAGTCGCGGTTCTGCAAGGTCACGCTGGCTGGCACGGTAAGTCGCGATGGCGACGACAGCAAGATCGCAGCTGCGAGGATCACGCTCGACGCGGAAGTCGGGCTGCCAGGCGTCATCACCGCAGCCGTTCAGTACATGTTGAGCCTGGTGAAGGAAGCCTTCGCGACACCGTCGACGATCGATGCCCCGACTGAGGGTGACGCCAGCGGCAACTCCGCGCGGATCGGCTCCAGCGGCTACTCCGCGCGGATCGGCTCCAGCGGCTACTCCGCGCAGATCGGCTCCAGCGGCAACTCCGCGCAGATCGGCTCCAGCGGCGACTACGCGCAGATCGGCTCCAGCGGCAACTCCGCGCAGATCGGCTCCAGCGGCGACTACGCGCAGATCGGCTCCAGCGGCTACTCCGCGCAGATCGGCTCCAGCGGCTACTCCGCGCAGATCGGCTCCAGCGGCTACTCCGCGCAGATCGGCTCCAGCGGCGACTACGCGCAGATCGGCTCCAGCGGCGACTACGCGCGGATCGGCTCCAGCGGCAACTCCGCGCAGATCGGCTCCAGCGGCAACTCCGCGCAGATCGGCTCCAGCGGCTACTCCGCGCAGATCGGCTCCAGCGGCAACTCCGCGCAGATCGGCTCCAGCGGCAACTCCGCGCAGATCGGCTCCAGCGGCTACTCCGCGCAGATCGGCTCCAGCGGCTACTCCGCGCGGATCGGCTCCAGCGGCGACTACGCGCGGATCGGCTCCAGCGGCAACTCCGCGCAGATCGGCTCCAGCGGCAACTCCGCGCAGATCGGCTCCAGCGGCAACTACGCGCAGATCGGCTCCAGCGGCGACTACGCGCAGATCGGCTCCAGCGGCTACTCCGCGCGGATCGGCTCCAGCGGCTACTCCGCGCAGATCGGCTCCAGCGGCAACTCCGCGCAGATCGGCTCCAGCGGCGACTACGCGCAGATCGGCTCCAGCGGCAACTCCGCGCAGATCGGCTCCAGCGGCGACTACGCGCAGATCGGCTCCAGCGGCGACTACGCGCAGATCGGCTCCAGCGGCGACTACGCGCGGATCGGCTCCAGCGGCGACTACGCGCGGATCGATGCGACCGGCCAAAACACCGTGGTTGCGTGCGCTGGCGTCGGCTCGGTCGTGAAGGTCGGGGAAAGCGGATCCGTGGCCGTCATTTACATCGACGCCGCGAACCGTGCCCGGTTCGCCGTTGGCTACGTGGGCGAAAACATCGAAGCGGACACGTGGTATCAGGTGGACGACACCGGTCAGTTCATCGTCGCTTCTGTCGACGAGTAATTTAGTACTACTTATTGGAGGACAAAATGACTCTGGAAGCTGCCCTCGAGGCAAACACCGCAGCAGTGCGCGAACTGATTGCCGCCATCAAAGCATCAGGCTCGACGCCCGTCGATATTCGCGGAAGCACCGCCGAGGAAGCTGCGGCAAAGGAGATCCCAGGAAAAAAGTCGCACTTGGCCACGGAGCCGACTGTGCCTGCAACATCTGCGCAATCTGGCGAACCGTCTGTACCGACCCAACCGAAATCGAGCGACGTGCCGCCCGAGATCGAGCTGCAGCCCTGGACTGAAGCGTGCGCGGAGACGTATGAAAGTCTGAAGAGCGGCGACGCCTCGCTGGACAACATCAAGACTGCGATCCTCGCGATCAACTCGAAGATCGACCGGGCGCAGGCCAATGCGGTGCTGGGGCGCTTCGGCGCGCAGGCGGTGACGGCGAAGGCTGACAAGCGCGGTCTGGATCCGGAGCAGTACCAGGAGTTCTTTGCGCTCTGCCTGGACGTGCTGGCCGGCCGTGTGGACGCTACCGCTTCGCTCCCGACGGAGGCCTGACATGAGCACCACGGCAGCGATCGTCGAGGATCAGGAGCACGCGCTCCTGTCGCCTTCGTCGGCGCACACCTGGATCGAGTGCGCTGCGTCGACCGCGGCGCAGATCGGCCAGCCGGACGAATCGAGCGAATACGCCGATGAAGGCACCGCCGCGCACGAGCTCGCAAAGTGGTGCTTGAACGCCGACGAGGACGCGCACCAGCACATCGGCACGATCATCCCGGTCGGCGGCACGCCCGAGGCGCCGCGGCGCACGTTCGAAGTCGATGCCGACATGGCCGATGCGGTCCAGATCTACGTCGACGCGATCCGCGACCGGATCCGCGCGCTGGAGCTGGGCGGCGCGACGGTGACGCTGCTCGTTGAGCAGCGCCTGCCGATTGAGCACATCACGGGCGAGCGCGGCGCGCGCGGCACGAGCGATGCCGTGCTGATCGCGGTATGGGCAAATGGGCGCGCCGAGCTCGAGATCCGGGACCTGAAGTTCGGGCGCGGCGTGAAGGTCGAGGCGGAGCGCAACCCGCAGGCCATGATCTACGCGGATGCGGTGCTCGAGGATCAGTCCGATTTCTACCAGTTCGACGCAGTCAACATCGTGATCCACCAGCCGCGCGTCGACGAAGTGCCCAGCGAATGGCGCACGTCACAGGATAAGCTGGTGGCGTGGATCAATGCGACCGCGCGCCCGGCAGCGAAGCGCGCGCTCGAGATCAAGGCGTACCGGGAGAACGACAATGAAATCTGGCTTCCCGAATGGTTTAACCCCGGCGAGAACCAGTGCCGGTTCTGCAAGGCCAAGGCGGTATGCCCGGCCTTGGCGAAGCACGTCGAAGCGACGATCGGCGCGGACTTCGACACGCTGGCAGACGAAGAGCTGCGACTGGACGGCGACATGCCGACTGTCGAGGCCGTTGAACTGCTCGATGGCGAAGCGCTGGGCCGAATTTATCCGTCACTTCCCCTGATCGAGCTCTGGGGCAAGGCCGTGCTCGGCCGTATCGAGCACGAGCTGTTCAGCGGCCGCACGGTGCCCGGCGCGAAGCTCGTGCAGGGCCGGCGCGGCGCACGGCAGTGGGCAGACGCCGAGGCGGCCGAGAAGCTGCTGAAGGGCATGCGCCTGAAGCACGAGCAGATGTACAACTCGACGCTCATCAGCCCCACACAGGCCGACAAGCTGCTCGCCAAGGATTCCCCGCGGCGCTGGAAGAAGGTCGAGCAGCTGATCACCCAGCGCGACGGCGCACCGTCCGTCGCTCCCGAGTCCGACAAGCGGCCCGCGCTCACCATCGCGCCGCCCGAAGACGATTTCCAGGCAATTACCGAAGACGATGGAGATGACCTGATATGAACGCGGACGAAGCCCATTACTGGGCGCACGAGATACTGCCGGAAGACGCGCAGAACATCTTGAAGCAGGCAGCACGCGAAGTGCAGAACGTCGGAGATCCGGCGGTGCGCGCCAACCGGGTCGATTTCGCGATCTACATGGTGCACACGACCTACCCCCAATTCTTCAAGGAGTAACCGTCATGGCAATTGTTCAACTCCAGAACGTTCGTCTGTCGTTCCCGGACCTGTTCACCGCCGTCCAATACGAAGGCCAGGGCCCGTTCTCGTACAAGGCGACGTTCCTGCAGCCGGAAGACCAGCCGGTGATGCTGCAGCAGGAGGACAAGTCCTGGAAGAAGACCACGATGGCCAAGGTGATCGAGGCTGTCGCGACCGAGAAGTGGAAAACCAAGGCGCCGTCGGTCCTGAAGCAGATCGAGGGCAACTCGAACAAGTTCTGCTGGATCGACGGCGACGTGAAGGCCTACGACGGCTACGAGGGCAACTTCGCGCTGTCGGCATCGCGCGGCGAGGAAAAGGGCCGGCCGCTCGTGATGGACCGCGACAAGTCGCCGCTGTCGAAGGACGATGGCAGGCCGTACGCCGGCTGCTACGTGAACGCAACGGTCGAGATCTGGGCGCAGGACAACAAGTTCGGCAAGGCCGTGCGCGCGACGTTGCGCGGCGTGCAGTTCGTCAAGGACGGCGACGCATTCACGGCCGGCACGGCGCTGTCGGACGATGATTTCACCGAAATCGACGCCCCGGACACCGAGGATGACATTGCATAGGAGGCGATCGTGAAAAAGCTGATCTGGGCGGCTATTCTCGTGGCGGTGTGGGCGATCGGTGCCGGCATGGGTTCGGGCTACCGCGCATGGGAGATTCAGGCCACCTGCGAGGATGACAACGGACGCACGGTCATCAACGGCACGCCGTACGTGTGCCTGTCCGCCCGGCAGCTGCGCATGCTCAGTCGGCAGCCGGACCAGGAGACTTGAAATGGAAACCGCCGCGGCGCTCCGTTACATCCAGGTCGGTCCGTGCCACACGGGGCTGATCTGGTTCGACACGGAAACGAAGCTGTACCGCGTTTTCGAGGCAGGGATCGATCCGAACACACTCCAGCCGACGAAAGCCGAAACCGACTACAAGGCCGGCTGGCACAGCCGGTAACCGGAAACAGCGGGGCGCCTAGATTCAGGCCACGGCCGGCACCGTGGTACCCCGCCCTGGCTTGCTAATGCGTGTCGCCCGCCCGACAGTGCCCGGCGCGCAGGTGCATAAACCGTAGGCGCTTAAATCATGCAGCGGAAAGCCAGGGAATGCCGGATTTAGGACTACTGGAGAACGAGATGAGCCAACAAGCAAGTGACCTGCTCGCGCTTCGCGCGGAAAACCCGACGCACCCGGAGTTGCGTCGGCTTGCGGCGTCGATCCTCGCGATTGGACTGCGCGACGAGCGGTTGGGTCTGTAGGAGAGCATCGTGGCACGCTACGAGAACATGCAGGAACGGATCATCGCGAACAGCGTGCTGTCGCTCGATTCGTTCTACAACGGCTCGCCGTGCTGGATCTGGACTGGTACGTATGGGTCCAGTGGCTACGGCACGCTCAATGTCCGCGCACGTACCGGCAAGATCAAGCACCGTGGTGCACACCGCGAATCCCTGAAGGCTTTCACCGACCGCCGACTCACCTCGCGCATGGTCTGCAAGCACCTCTGCAACAACCCGTGCTACGTGAATTGGGAGCACCTGGCCGGTGGCTCACAGAAATCGAATGTCCGCCAGTGCGTCGCGGAAGGTCGCCATTACACTCCGTTCCGGAAGGCAGCATGAAGGTGTGGAACCCCCGTTATCTGGCTTATTGCCATGCACACGGGTGCTTGCCAGAGGACATGAATGCGTTCGATCGGCGGAGATTTCCTGGCGGTCGAATGGCGGGTTTTATGTGCTGGAACTCGCAACAATGGTGCGCATTCTCGAAATTGCGGCCCATGGGACAGAACAAATCAACCGAAGACCACGCGGCATATGACGCGTGGCTTACAGCGAAATACATCGCTTCCGACCTGCTATGAAGCTCTGGATCGACACCGAGACGTTCTGCGAGACGCCGCTCAAGCACGGCACGCACGCCTACGCCGAAAAGGCTGAGGTGATGATCGTGACGTGGGCCGTCGATGACGGTGCGGTCGGCACGTGGGACCGCACGGCGGATCCGCGCATGCCCGACGAGCTCGACTTCGCACTCGACGAAGCCGACGAATACTGGTGGCAGAACGGCGGCATGTTCGATCGCCCCGTCCTGCTGCATGCCGCGCCGGAGATATTCGAACGCATGCCGGCCGAGCGCTGGCGCGACACGATGGTGCAGGCCTACGCCCACTCCCTGCCGGGCTCGCTCAGCCTGCTTTGCGACCTGTTCAAGATCCCGGTCGACAAGGCGAAGGACAAGGACGGCCAGACCTACATCCAGCTGTTCTGCAAGCCGCGGCCCGCGTACAGCGAATTGCGCCGCGCCACGCGCCTGACTCACCCGAAGGAATGGGCCGGGTTCCTCGCGTACGCCGGCAGCGACATCACGGCGATGCGCGCGGTGCACGAGAAAATGCCGAAGTGGAACTATCCGAACCGCGCTGGCGAGCTCGCGCTCTGGCATCTCGACCAGCGGATCAACATGCGCGGCATCCAGATGGATCTGGAGCTCGCGCGCGCGGCGGTCGCGGCCACCGACCAGGCGAAGAAGGAACTGAAGGAGCGCACGGTCGAGCTGACCGACGGCGAAGTGCAGTCCGCGACGCAGCGCGACAAGCTGCTCGAGTACCTGCTCGCCGAGCACGGCGTCGATCTGCCCGACCTGAAGAAGTCGACGCTCGAGCGCCGCATCAACGATCCGGAGCTGCCCGACGCGCTGCGCGAGCTGCTCGTGATCCGCCTCGAGGCGACGATGACCAGCACGTCGAAGTACCAGACGCTGCTACGCGGCGTGTCGAGCGACGGCCGGCTGCGTGGCACGCAGCAATTCTGCGGCGCCAACCGTACCGGCCGGATCGCGCACCGCCTGTTCCAGCCGGGCAACATGCCGCGGCCGGACGTCGAGCTGATGGCGCGCGAGCTGGGTGTGGCGAAGCTCGCCGACGGCGACGCCGAGCGGTACACCGCGATGGGCATCGGCGCGCTGAAGGCCGGCTGCGCCGACCAGATCTTCACGAACGTGATGGGGCTGACCGCGAACGTCGTGCGCGGCACGATCATCGCCGCGCCCGGCAAGCGCCTGGTGGTGTCCGACCTGTCGAACATCGAAGGTCGCGTCGCCGCATGGCTGGCGGGTGAAGAGTGGAAGCTGCAGGCGTTCCGCGACTACGACACGATCCTGGGCGTCGATGAGTACGGCAAGGAGATCCGCAAGGGCGTCGACCTGTACATCCAGGCCTACGCGCGGTCATTCGGCGTACCGGTCGCCAGCGTCACGAAGGCCATGCGCCAGCTCGGCAAGGTGCAGGAGCTCGCGCTTGCGTACGAGGGCGGCGTCGGCGCGTTCGTCACGTTCACGATGACCTACAAGATGGAGCTGGAAGCGATCCGCGCCGCCGTATTCGCCGCCCTCGGCACAATCGATCCGGAAGTCGTGCGCGAGGCGCGCGGCATGTGGGACTGGGCAGTGAAGAAGCACCGCACGCTCGGTTTGCCGCAGGACGTGTTTATCGCCTGCGACATCCTGAAGCGCCTCTGGCGCCGCGCGCACCCGATGACGTCGAGCTACTGGCCCGAGCTGAAGGATGCCGTGATTCAGGCGATTTGCCACCCCGGTGAGACCGTGCGCGCGCGGCGGATCGTCATGCGGCGCGACGGAAACTGGCTGCGCGTGCAGCTGCCTTCCGGCCGCCAGCTCTGTTACATCGCGCCGCAGGTCGATGACGGCGGCCAGATCAGTTACATGGGCGTCAACCAGTACAGCCGGAAGTGGCAGCGCGTGAAGACGTACGGCGGGAAGATCTTCGAAAACCTCTGCCAGGCGATCGCGCGCGACGTGCTGTTCTACAACATGCCGCGCGTCGAGGACGCAGGCTACGAGATCGGGCTATCGATTCACGACGAGCTGCTCACCGAAGCGCCCGACACCGATGAATTCAACGACGCCCACCTTTCCGAGCTGATTGCCACGGTCCCGGACTGGGCGGACGGCCTGCCCCTCTCTGCCGGCGGATTCACCGGCTATCGCTACCGCAAGGACTGACCATGAAAAACCTGATCCGCTACCTGCTCCTGCGTCACCAGCTCGCCAGCGTGGCGTCCCACCTCGAGGCGGTCCAGAAAGAGCGTTCGATGCTCGAGCACTCGGAGCGCTTCTACCTGCGTCAGGCGGCCGATCTGCGGCTGAAGCTGCTCAACCTCGACATTCGGGCACGCCGTGCGTGAAGCGAACGTCGAGGCCTACTTCGTGGCGCAGGTGAAGGCGCACGGCGGCGAGCAACGGAAGCTGAAGTGGATTGGCCGGCGTCACGGGCCCGACCGGTTCGTCAAGTTCCTGGGGGTGCCTGCGGTGCTCGTCGAGCTGAAGCGACCCGGCAAAGCGCCGCGGGAAGGCCAGGAGCGCGAGATTGCGCGGCTGCGCGACGTCGGAATGGACGTCCGGGTGATCGACACGAAACAGGGCGTCGACAACTTCATTCGAGACATGACGACATGGAAGAGCTGAAACAGACGATGCAGGTCGAATACCTGCTGTGCTGCGCGCAGATCGGCTCCGCGTGCGGCTTCATTGCCGTGCTGGTTGCCGGCCGGCTGGCGGGGCTGCTATGACCGACCGGGCCCTGAACCTGAAGGAGGCCGCGGCGTTGCTCGGCATCAGCTATGCGACCGCGTACGCGCACCGGAAAGAGCTGGGTTTCTTCCAGATCGGCTCGGTCTGGAGGATCTGGCCGGAAAAATTGAAACAGGCGACCGAGCGGTACAATTCCGACCGACCGGCGCAGGATAACCAGGAGCATGCATCATGGCGATCCGAAAGCGCAAAGAGTCCGACGTCTGGTACCTCGATATCCGCAAACCAGGCGGCGGCCGAATTAGACAGACTACTGGCACGACCGACCGAAAGGAGGCGCAAGAGCTGCACGACAAGGTGAAGCACGAGCTGTGGCGCACCGCGAAGCTCGGCGAGCGCCCCCGCCGCACCTTCGACGAGATGGCGGTCCGGTTCCTGCAGAAGCACGCGGGCACGACCGACTACCGCAACAAGCTGCTGCACATCGGATATTGGCGCACGGTGTTCGCCGGCCGACACATCGACAACATCACGGCCGATGACATCTACGACAACCTGCCCACCGTGAACCGGCGGACGAAGGCGGCACGCACGATCGCCGTCAGCACGCAGAACCTCTACCTCGCGACATTGCGCGGCATGTTCAACACGGCGGTGCACGAGTGGGAATGGCTGGACAAGGCCCCGCGGCTGCAGGAGAAACCGAAGGGACCGAAGCGGATCCGCTGGATCACACGCGAGGAAGCGCACGCGCTGCTCGAGGCGATCCAGGCCGACTGGCTGCGCGACGTGGCAACCTTCGCGCTGGCCACCGGCCTGCGCCGTGCGAATGTGCTCGGCCTGGAGTGGTCGCAGGTCGATCTCGTGAACCGCCGCGCATGGATACATCCGGACCAGGCGAAGGCGCGCGAGGCGATCGGCGTACCGCTGAATGACGAGGCGGTGGCCGTGATCCGCCGGCAGCTGGGCAAGCACGACACGCACGTGTTCGTCCGGCGCCGCAAGGTCGTGCAGGCCTGGAACAACGAGCAGTGGCAGCGCGCGTGCGCGCGGGCCGGGATCAGGAACTTCCGGTTCCACGATCTGCGGCACACGTGGGCCAGTTGGCACGTGCAGGCCGGCACGCCGCTGAACCGGCTGATGGAGATGGGCGGGTGGTCGAAATACGAGATGGTGCTGCGCTATGCCCACCTCGCGCCCGATCACTTGGCGGCGCACGCCGCGGCGGTCACAATCTGGGCACAGCCGGGTAGTGGACGCAGCGCCGATACCCCGCAAACCCAAGCTGCATAA